AGACATATTTTGATCGTGATGGTAATCCAATCGTTAATGGATTAACAGGTGAGGTTGCCGAGTCTGTTACTGCATTTAATGGTGCTCGTGATGCAATGACAAAAGCAGTCAGCAACCAATTATATGCGAAAAATTTAGATGTTAGTCCAGGACCAGCAGTTGCTGGTACTCAAGGTGCACCAGATATTGACTATGGTTTATCTGGTAATCCACAGGCATGTTCTGATGTACAATCTAGCATCATTACATTAACAAATATTTTAACAAGTACTATCAGTGCTGCTAATCTTAATAACCTTGCTTCTGTACAGGTTACAGGTACAGTACCTATCTTCAATTATAATTCAGCATTAGAAGAGTGGCAAGATGATAGTATTCTAGATCTTTCTAACCCAGACAACGTTCTTTATAAGTTCAACGCTTCTACTGGTGGTACTATCGTACCTAGAGGTTGTTCACTAATAGGTTATGACCTACGTAGAACAATTGTTAGACCACTATATGTTCCTGATTGTATAGATGGAGATCAACCTAGGTCTTCTGTCTTTAATTTAACTGGTGGTTGCTACTTATGGCAGTTTACTATTAAGGATGGTGATTTATCTACAAATTCACCTCTTTATGATGCTGCTGATAATGTAGGTAAGGTTTATAATAAGAAAGGTGATTTCTCATCACTATCAGTTCCTGAATATTCTCACCATAAGCTCACTGTGATGACTTATGCTGGTAATGATGAACTAGATCTCTACTATACAAAGGTAGGAAAAGCATTTGCACAGTTCCAACCTACTATAGATGATGGAGAATTTGATGCTCTTGTACAAGAAACCAGAATTGTTGGTCCTCTATCTGATACTAGATCAATCGAGAGTATTAAAATTGAAGATAATGCTGGTGGATCATCTTCTACATTATCTGTTACAACCAAGATTGACCATGGTTATTTCGTAGGACAGTACGTTGCTGTACTTAACACTGGACTATCTAATGAAATTAATGGTACATGGAAAGTAACTACAATTGATTCAACTAACGATAAATTATTCACATATGAGATACCAACTAATGCTGCTGGTCTTGGATTAGTATCTGGTGCTACTTACACTGCTGCAGCAGGTCAATTAGGATCTGGTGCTCTTATACAAGCAGAAATTGACTCTGTTGAATCTGCATCACCATACGTATTCAACTGTTCCATCAGATCTACATGGGGTATTTGTGGTATGTGGGCAGATGGATCCATGGTAACTGGATTCAAGTCTATGGTTGTTGCCCAATACACTGGTGTATCTCTACAGAAAGACGATAGAGCATTCATCCGTTACGATAGATTTAATAACACATGGAATCAAGCATCATTATCTGATGCATTTGCTACTGTTCCATATCATACTAAAGGTGATGCATTCTGGAAGGATGACTGGAGAAACTTCCATATCAAATGTACTGATGATGCATTTATACAGGCAGTTTCAGTATTCGCTGTTGGATTCCACAACCACTTCTTACTAGAGTCTGGTGGTGATATGAGTATCACCAACTCTAACAGTAACTTTGGTAATACTTCACTCCACTCCAAAGGATTTAAGGGATTTGCCTTTAATCAAGATAAAGGTGGATATATTGATGCTATTATTCCACCTAAAGTAGTTAATACTTCTGCTACTGCAACTGTTAAGCAACAGTACTATACATTAGATATCGAAAAGTCTAATGATCAGTCAAACCACACAAAACTATTCCTTTCTGGTGATAATAATCAAAGTCCTGCAGATAGACCTGCTGCTAATATTGGTGGATATAGAATAGGTGCCAAGTCAGGAGAGGAACTCTATGTTAAGTTACAATCAGTTGGTGCTGGTGGTAAGCAAACATATCATGCTGAACTATCACCAAGTGGATGGACATCATACACTGCTTCACTATCAACATTAAAACCTGCTGATTTCAATACTTCATTTGAAATTGGTGGTGATGCAACTGATGATTTCAACACTGCTCAAGATGCTGCAACTCTTATTGAAAGGAATAAGGATTGGATTGCATCTGAAACATATGGTTATATTACAGCAAAATATCCAGCACTTGTAACTAATCCTGCTATCACTATCACCAAGTGTGCAAGAGATATTGGATACTTTGTTGATGCTGTTATCAAGGATTTACGTGTTGGTGGTAACATCAATAGTATTAATGCTGGTGAATCATACATCCAAGGCAATACTGTTAACTATATTACCAATGAGTTATCAGAAACATTAGATGCTATGGATCACGCCAAACGATTGATGTTTGGTGCAATGCGTAACTTTACACTTCTAATTAAGAATTGTACCTTTACACAAAATAGTTCCAATGTAATTGTTGGTGATACTTCTGGACTAGTATCAGGAATGACAGTTACTGAATATCTTCAGTCTGATTTTACTGAAGGATACGTTGATACAACTGCTACAAGTGCAGTTGTAAATAATATTCCTGGATCTAATCTTGTTATTGATCAGGTTATTAATGCTACAACAATTAGTATAAAGGATAGAAGTACTGGTAGTCCATATACTGTTACATCTGCTGGTACATCAACTGCTTGGTTGTACTTTAAGAATACAGCCACTTATGCTACTGAATCCCAGTATACAGATGAGACCATTACTATTGATACACAGTATCCAGAGTGTACAAATATTGCTAGTGCAATACAAGGTTACTACGATACTTTTAATCTTATTTTATCAGGTAATGCATCATCAATAACAAGAGTAGAAGCAATCATCAATTCTTCTTCATTGTCTGGTCGTGCTACAATATTCACTATTGCTACTGGTGGTGGTCAATCTGACCCACATGGATGGACAACTGGTACACCTGTAAGACTTGTACCAAAAGCAAATTATGCTTTGGACAAGAGACTTGTAAGACTTCCAGTAGGATTTGCTACTAACCAAATCTATTATGTAATTGCTCCAGGTAGAGAAACATATCCAAAGACATGGCATGGAGCAGGAAAAGAATTTGATAGAACAAATTCTACAAAATTAATGCTTGCTGCATCTAAAGAGAATGCTGCTGCTGGTATATACATCTTCTCTCCAGAAACAGATTACGTTGATACTGGTGTAGATGTAGAGATTCAACAGTATGTACTAGATGATAAGTATGATCTACATCGTTATATTTGTAACGTAAGTGGTACTAATATCGAAACAGATATTCCACACGTATTTGATATGCCATTGGATTCTGTATCTGTACAGAAAATATTCTTTAAGACTTCTGCTGATGCTAGTTCTCAACTACCAACTATTGCTGGTGGTGGTGTAGTAGATTCTAATACTTATTACTATCCAAGATGGGTAACGAAGACCAAGTTTAGTGTTCATACATCAGAGTCAGATGCTAGAGCAGGTGTTAATGCAGTAGTATTTACTGCTAACAGTGGTAGTGACTTCCTAGCATATGGTGATAAAATAACCAGTCCTTTAAAATATGATGCAGAAGTATATCAACGTTGGTACTTAAATGTTAAACCAGATTCTGTTGGTGGTGCTGATCCAAATAATATTCTGACTAGATTCCATGCTGCTGACTTCCTAGATGGTACTGGTAATCTCTTTTCACCTGATACATGGTTTGAGAGACTAGAGGATGAGAGAACTCCTGATGATCGTATCTATCGTTTACGTTATGTTATTCCACAATATTTACAGAACGTAAGAGAACCACTTAATGGTTATGTCATTAAGACAAGAACAGATGATAGAAGAAAATTAAGACCACAGAAATTCTATCTAGAACCATTTAGTAATGGTGCTCCAGATGTTGCTGAATTTAGTAACCCAGCACGTCCTACTGAACAGTTAGGTTTATCTCTAACAGATCTTGATACTGCAGGTGTTACTGATTTAGACAACGATAATCTATTCTATGATGCATATAATAATGGATTACAAATTGAATTTGATAGTAAAGTTAAGGTAACAATTCAAAGTGCAAAGACAGTTCAAAATAACTTATCTGATGATAGATTAGAACTAACTGTATTTGATCATACTGTTGACAATGCATTACTCAAGAATGAGCAATTTGTAATTATTAAGATTACACCACCTCAAGGTGCTGGCATACAAACAGATCTACTTAATAACACTGAAACTAACTTTGTAACATGGACTGGTAATAACACAGGTACTGGTTATGTTCATGGATATTATACAGATCCTATATCATCAGATGATTATGTCATACTTAAGAATACAACAGGAAAACTTGAATATGATGCGAGTCTTACTACAACATTTACACAATCTAATGGAACGTTCTGGTTACTAAATGGTAATCCAGATGCTGCTGGAACAACTGATGATAAGTCAAGATCTAGTCTTTCTAATTATCTTTATAGAGTAGCAGGTGCTAATGTATATACAGTAACTCCTGGTGATAAGGTAACTACACCAACAGGTCATACTTATACGATTGCTGGACTATCAGACGTACCTGAAATCGAAGATACATTCTACATCTTTAATAGTGAAACAATTCAAGAAGTTATTCCTAACCAACAGGAAGGTATCTACTACTTAACATGTGTACGTGGTAATATCTCACCATTCCCAACAGGTGCTGGTGTAGGTAATAATTTCCAGAACTATAAGTTCTCACAACCAATTTCTAATCTATATCCTTTAAACTTTAAGAATGACCCCTTATGGTTCCAAGTTCAGGTAGATGGATCTAGAGATACAACTAAACTTGATCCACCAGCATCGATTGCTGCTGCTCACAACTACATCCACGGTTATGTAACCCTAAACGATAGTAAGTTCAGTGAGACTAAAGAAGCAGTGGTTGATCTATTAGAGACTGATCCTTTAGCACCATATGAATATACTAATAGTACATCTGATTTAGCAAGTAATATTATTGATAATAGAATTCAAGCACAGTCTGGTAATGCCTCTATAGGTTCAGAGAACAGACAGATATCTATTGCTGGTGACTCTGCATATCCATTAGAAGGTAGATTCTATGTTGAATTAAGAAGACCATCTATTGCTAGATCTGGTAACCATACGTTTGAATATCTTGGTTTTGGTCCAGGTAACTATTCAACTGGTTTCCCTGTACGTCAGGAAGTTGTTCTTTCAGACAAGCAAGACTTCTATGCTCAAGCAAAACGTGAAGATGGCGGTATAGTCTTCTACACAGGTCTAAACTCCAACGGAGACCTTTATATAGGTAACAAGAAGATCAACGCTATTACAGGCGAAGAAACCTTCCTTGAACAAGCATTACTTCTTGAGACAGAGGATGATGATGACAAGATTGGTGTATTAGTAACAACATTTGATACTGCTGTTACATTCAATGATAAGATTACTGTTGAAGGTGAGGCATTCTTCCAGAATCCTGTAACCATTACTGTTGATCCTTCTGTTGGTGATTCTTTACGTGTACAAAGTTTAATTGATGCTTCAACTGGCGATCCAACACTTTCACGTCAAAGTTTCATTAATAATAAGTCTGGTGATATTGTTCTAACCGAGAACCAAGTTAATGCTGCTGTATTTGCATTTAACCCAAGAGGTAATCTCTCTGATCCAGGTCAGGTTTATACTATAAAGACACATTATACAGGTGGTAAACCATCAAATACTACACCTAATCAGACTGCATTAGTTGCTAGTGGTGGCAATTCATTCTATGCTGAACAGACTATTACATATGGTTCTTCTAATACACCAGTAGATGGAGATATTCTTCTTAAAGGTAAGGAAGTAGGTAAGTCTGGTTCATGGGGATGGATCTATGCAAACTACTATACAGAGATTACTGATTCTAATATCCTTAAGGTAACTGCTGATAATACTACAACAGTAGAGATTGAGTGGCAAGTTGGTAGTGATAATGCTGGACTTGGTGTTCAGGTAGGTAATTTATTACGTATTTCTAACTTTAGCAATACATTTATAAATGGTATCTGGACTATTACCGAGGCAGATCAGGCAGGTGTTGATAATAATAAGTGTAAGATTGTAGTATACAACACAATTGGTGCTGAAGTATATGACTGGGACTCACAAGGTGCTGGTGCTAAACTAGAGGTATCTAATTCTAGTTGGAAGGAACTAGGTGTAATCGGTGCTGAAGTACTACGTACAGAGACACAGGTACCAGGCGATCTTCAGTTAGGTGTTAACACAATTGCTAGAATGGCAATTGAGGGTGCTTTAACTGGTCATGTAAATGAGGATACAGAACCTCGTGCTAACCTAGATGTTGTTGGTACAGCATTCATCTCTGGTAAGTCTCTTGTTACTTATGACGCTAATGGTGATGTTACAGCAAATAATTATCTATCTGAACCATCAAATAACAAAACATACTTCGATGTAACAAATGCATTCTTGGTTGGTGGTGATAGTGCCACTCCAAATAATGCTGCTACATTACGTGTTTCTACTGCTAACGGTGGACGTGTTGGTATTAACACTACCATTGGTTTAGCAGCAGAGAATGAATTAGATAAAAACTTGGTTGTTGTTGGTGATGCAAGATTTACAGGAAATGTTCAAATAACTGAAGATTTAAGTGTTGATGGTGGAGACATTAACAGTACTGCTGGAACATTCAATTTCGTTAATACTGATACAGACTTCTTCATTGGTCTAAACAATGCAGAGTCTATCGTTCTTGGTAATAATACCACACAGTCACAACAAATAAACGTTGGTAACAACGTTGCTGTTGGTCAAACCCATACATTTAGAATGGGTGCTTCTGCTGGTAATAGTATACTTGAGATACACAAAGGAACTAGTAGTTCTATCGTAGATATTGGTAGTGCTACTGATCAGGTAACAAGTAGTTGTACTATCACTCTTGGTGGTGCTGCTGCAAATCCTGCTAGTTCAACACTGATTGGTACATATCAGACAAAGACTGCTGGTACATTAGAGATCGGTTCTTTTGCTGGTACATCCGAAACACGTATCTTTACTCAAGCAGGTAAGGTTAATGTATTTGATGGTACTGATACTACTCATCTAACATTAGGTCTTAACTCTTCTAAAGTTGAGATTGCATCTCTTGGTGGTAGCACTACCGTAAGGAATAGTCTTAACATTCTTGCAAGTACAACTGGTAATTCTGACATCAAATTGGTTGGTGGACAGAAAGCAGGTATTATTGAAATAGAAAGAGATAGGTTTGGTGCAGGAAGATCAACACATGTTGTAGGTTCTCTTGAAAATCCTAACGTAGACTTCCTTAAGTATAGTAATACAGGTAAGTTGATTGATACACAGGGTGTTGGACCTTGGGGTGGAGATTCATATCTAGTTTCATCAGGTCAAATTGTTAATATCGATACTATTTCTCCATCACAGAGTTCTACATGGGTTGCTAATACTACATACTCATTCGTAGAAGTTACAGGTGGACAGGGTACAGGAGCATTATTCACAGTCATTGTTGACGCTAGTGGAAATGCTACTATTGAGGTAGTTGCTCCAGGATCTAATTACGTAGATAATGATGATCTTACAATATCTGCTGCTTCTTTAGGTAATCCAAGTGGTGATGATATTACATTTAAAGTTCAAGGTGTTAATGCATCTGGTTCTTTATATGTTTTACCAATAACACAACCTTCTGTTACTGACTTTAAGATTGGTGACTTACTACTAATTGAAAGAGGTCATGCAAGTTCTCCTAATGGTTTGAATCCAAATGGTACAACACTTACCAAGAATGAGAATCAGAATGAGATAGTTAGAGTTGAAGGATTAATTAACATTACTAATGGTAATGATCCAGATGGTTATAGATTAGCAGTTAGTCGTGGACTTGATGGTACTACAAAGAGAACTGATCACCCAGATGATTGTGTCATTGCTAAACTTGATAAGCAAGTTAACGCAACATACATTACAGGATTTGACCTTGATCTTGATGATGAGATAGATCCTATATCAAGTCTCCTGTTATCTAATACAGATATTGCTGGTACAACTCTGGTTTCTACTGGAAATGACATTCTAACTATCAACTGGGGTAACAGTAAGACTAATGCTGATTTGAGTATTGATTATGGTGAGTCTATCGCTATTAGTGGTAGTACAACATCAGAATTAAATGGTGAGTGGATTGTGCAGAGTGGTTTAACTCCTACTGGTACATCATGTACAGTTAAGATAGGAGGTAATCTTGCTGCTGGTACAGTACTTTGGGATAATGAACCAACAGAAGCAGAGATTAGAGTCAAGAGTGCTTCTAATCTTATTGATGATGATCAAAATGTAAGGATAGGTGTTGCAGAATTTGGTGGAGTCTTAACGGAATTTGATTATCTCTTACTATCTGATACAGAGATAGTTAAGGTTGTAGATCTTATCAGTACAGAGATTAAATCTCTAATTGTAACTGATGGTGGAGATCCAGAGAATAGAACCTTTGAAGTACAATCACTAACAGGAAATACCAAACTACAAGGTGACTTGGGTGTTGGTCAAGGATATAATAAATTAACTGTTAATGCTGTTACTGGTGATACCACTATCGCTGGTAAACTAACCATTGAGGATTCATTTACTCTTAACGGTTCAGTAGTAGAGGAGACAGAGTGGTTTAGATTAACTAATGGTGGATCTAATACCATCACAAAGAGAACTACATTAGAAGTAGATACTGCAACTGGTGATTTAACCATCAATGGTGGTGATATTGATATCTTTGGTGATGATGGCACTACACCAAGATTGAAATTTGTTAATTCTTCTGGTGACTTTACATCATATGGTTCATTCTCTGCTCTAGGTACAGGTACAAGTACATTTGGTGGTGACCTAGTTGTAACTAAAGATGCAACTATTAATGGTGGTGATTTAACAATTAATTCTGGAGGAAATAAAATCTTCAGTGTTGAGAATGACGGTGCTGTTAATATTGCTGGTATATCTAACTACTTCACCCAGACAGGTGGTAGGAAGTGGGAATACTCTGCTGACTTTGAAATTAATGCAGCAGTCAATACAAATTATGTGTTGGATGTTTCACAGAATACAGTTGTTAAACTACCACAGAATCCATTAATTGGTGATATGATTCGTATCATAGATATAGGTGGACTCTTAACATACAACATGTCATTGGTTATTAGAGCAGCAACAAATGTTAAGGTACAAAACGCTAGTGATAATACAGGAACTGCAATGTTGTCAGGTAATACTGCTGACTTAAGTGCTTATCAAGGTGGTGAATTAGTTGTTCAAACTCCATTTGCTGGGTTTGCATTGTTATACGTAGGAAATAGTACACCTGATGGTGGTACTGCTGCTCCTACATCCAAAACTGGTTGGTATCTAATAGAAGTATAAATGTTTTATCAAGAATCTAAAACTGCTAAAGCAGCAGCTATTGGTACAATTATGCCATGGGGTGGAGGTATAACTTCCATCCCTAAAGGTTGGATTGTATGTGATGGACAGTTTGTAAATGCTGGGGATTATCCTTTATTAACTCAAACTATTGGTGACACATATAATACTGGTACTAGTTCTTTGACTGGTAGTTTTCCAGCATATTCAGGTACACTTAAGATGCCAAATCTTAATGACAAAGCACTGATGGATGTAGAGGAGGCATATTTTACTGGTGGTGGTTCACCTACTGGTAGAGTTGCTGATGAGGATACTGATGCAAGAACATTATTATCATCAAAGATAGGTACACATGAGAGTCAATCTATTGTTACATCATTTACTGATGTTTTCACTGATATAGTATTCACTCTTCCTGCTACTGATGCTACAGGATATGCTGGAAAGATTACAGGTAATACTAAAATAGATGGTGAAGGGTTCCATACAGTATACGTAGCACCAAGAAAACTTGGTAGAAAGCATATTAAGAGGCATACACATCCTGGATCACACGAGACCATATCAGATTTTAGTAGAACACAACCAGGTGAAGGTGTTATACCTTTTGGTGAAGTAGAATATAGTATAAGAATGCAAGCTATTGACAACCGATCAGGTGATGATAAAGGTGATACATATTATTGGGGTTGGACTGATGATATTGTTGGTGCTGATAATACCTATGCGAGTAGATTTACTGCTCCTGCTATAAGTGTTGGTGAGACGCAAGCTGTGACAGCTTCTGGTGCTCCTGGTAATGCAGGTACGTACAACTGGTTCCCATCATCTGCACAACCAGGAGCATATACAAATGGACCATATGGTTCGCAAACTAATTTGTATCAATTATGGTGGCCTGATGCTAGTGTAACTGATGTTCCTGTTGGTATTGATAACGGTTCTTTTGGGTGTATTTTGGCAAAAGTTGAATCTACACCACCACCATATGAATTGACACCAGTGGGAGTTACTGATACTCCAATGTCAGATAGATTTCTTATAACAGATGAACATCCTAATGGACCTAGAATAGATTCAAATCAGACTGTAAAATTTGCTGATGGAGGTGGTTTCCTTACGATTCCTAATGGTTATAGAAATTATTATATAGATGCTGATGCTGCTAATGTAAATACACTAGGAGCATTACCATATCAACCAGGTATAGACGTATTTCCTGATACTGATGCTTTAATCCGTGGTACTCTTATGGAGCATCCTGGATATAATTTCACAACAAATGTAGCAAATGATGTAATTCGGACACATACACATGATGATTTTGATATTGAATTTGATAGTACAAGATTAAAACAAAGAAGTAGTCTTGTTGCTAACGTAAATATACCAACACAAACAGATTTTTTGGGTAATGCTGATAATACAAATGCCCTACAAATAGATTTTAATGTATCACAACCACAAATGACCTGTGTTTACATCATCAGAGCATACTAATGGCAAAATCACAATCTACTAATTACGCTAGACAGAAGGCACATTATGGTGGAATAGTTGGGACTATTCAACAGAATGCTATAGAAGGTGTTTTATTAGATAAAGATCCTACAAATCCCATATTCAAGGAAAATTTTCCTGCAGGATTTTTAGCGTGTGATGGTCGAGTATATAATGTTAAAGATTATTATTGTTTAGCACAAACTCTTGGTGTTGGTGATGAGTGTAGATTTAAAAAAGATGGTGTAACATTAAGAAATCCAGATTTAGAAACAGGTGATTTAGGTCAGTTTCAAGTACCAGATTTGGGATCTAAAGTCATGGTTGGTGGTAGAGGTACTGGATCATATACTGGTTTAACTAAAGAAGATAAACCAAATCTTAATAGAGTTGGTGTTGAGGTAGAAGCAAGTAGTAATGTTGGTACTAGAGTTAATTGCAATTATAATGGGTATATGCAAATAGATCCTGAACCAACTATCAATTTTAATGGAAATATTAAGTATAATATGATTAGGAAGACTAGTCTTCACGGTATGGATATTGAAGAATTTCAGGCACATTCTCACGAAACACCAAATAAGAAGGTGTTGAATTATACTGGAAATGCTAAAATTGATGGTGATGGTAAAACTACTAATGCAGGTGACGAAAATCCCTTTGCAGATGTTAATGCTTTTGGTGGTAATGTACTTGAAGAGACATCTATGAATCCTACCAGCAATTTAACATCTGGACACCTCCATAATCTAACTAGACCAACAGAATACGCTCATAATTTTACATACAAATATAGTACTACACAAGTTAATTTGGATGAGATGCAATCATATATCGATGTAGATATATCAAATTTGGATGTTCTAAATCAAGTAGTAACACCATTTGTTATGGTTCATTATATAATCAAATTTTAACAAAGATATCAAATGGGATTTTCTTACGGTCACTTTTTTGCTCATGGCAACCCTAACAACTGCCAACCAAATACTTATTGGTTTCCTGATGGTAGTGACTGGGTTTATGATGAGATAAGCAATTGGTACATGTATTTCTTTGGTAGGTATGCTGAAGCTGGTGGTGCTGGATATTGGAAAGGTACCTTTACTGCTCCAAGCAACATGCCTGTGTATGGTAGCTCTGCTGCAGCAAGTACATACTACACGTCCCTTTTTGTATTCATCTATAACGGTGGTGCTAGTGAAAGAGCAGCAGTTGCTTCCTATGGAAGGCATACAAACATGTCATATGGTGGTTGTCCCATTTATGGTTGTACTGATCCTAATGCAAATAATACTAATTATAGTGCAACAGTAGATGATGGATCTTGTACATATAATTATGGGTGTACAGATCCTGCTGCCACTAACCACGACCCTAATGCATATTATGATGATGGATCATGTACATACGACGTATATGGTTGCATGGATGGTAATGCCAACAACTATAATCCCAATGCTAATATTAACCAAGGGTGTACGTATGATACACCAACTGTTTCTTTCACTAGAAATCCAACTTCAATAATACAAGGACAATCTTCTACATTGTCGTGGAATACACAAGATGCTATATCTGGTCAAATAACAACAATAGGATATACTCTATCACCAGTAAGCAGTGGTTCTAAAGTTGTTTATCCTAGTACAACTACAACATATAGTATTTCTCTTGGTGGATATGGTGGAACTAGTGCAACTGCTACTACAACTGTAACGGTTTATGTTCCACCCAATGTTAATATATCGGTATCACCAACCACTATTGCTCAAGGAGGTAGTGCAACATTGTCGTGGAGTACAAGTGGAGATGCTAGTTCTGCTAATATTAACCAAGGTGTTGGGTCAGTACCATTAAGTTCAACTACTACAGTAAATCCAACATCTACAACCACATATACTATTAGTGTCAGTGGGTCTGGTGGTAGTGATAGTGCTCAAGTTACTCTTAATGTTTTACCACCACCATCTGCTAGTATTACTGCTTCACCAAATCCATTACCATTTGGAAGTAATGTAACAATAAATTATAGTAGTTCTAATGCTAATACTGTCAATTTATACAGGTATTATACTATTGATAATACCCAGCAGCAAATGTTGACAACATCTCTTCCTGTAAACCAAAGTGGTACTGTAACAGACACAATTACTTGGACTGATTATGATGATATGTTTGATCCAACATTAAATGCAGTGCAGTATACAATTTCAGCAAGCAATGGAGTTACTACTGGTAGTGATCAAAGTGCTGTAATTTCTGTAGCACAAGATCAGATGCCTGATCTTATTACTATTCCACCATCAGATAATTTAGAAAGAGATGAAGAACCAGTAATATCACCAGTTGTAACAACAAGTGCATTGTTGGTTGATGATATTGATGTACCAATTGAAATCAGAGCAAATGCTCCAATTAAAGTTGAAATTGATGGGGATGGTAACTGGCAGGATGTTCGTGAGATTGACACAGGAAGTGGTCCTTCTGGAGGAAGCGGTGGTAGTACAACAACCAGTGGTCAACAAGTATATAATACAGCAGGAACATATAATTGGACAGCACCTAATAATGTTTATGATGTTGCTGTTGTCGCAGTTGGTGGCGGTGGTGGTGGTGATGGTGATGATCATAAAGGTGGTGGAGGCGGTGGCCTTGGATGGAAGAATGGTATTTCTGTAACACCAGGTCAATCTTATACTGTAGTAGTTGGTGCTGCTGGACAAGGTAATAATTCTGGTGGAACTGATGGTGGAGATTCATATTTTGTAAATGCGACTACTGTTAAAGGTGGTGGTGGTAAAAGAGGAACAGGTAACGGTGGAGCTGGTGGTGATTTTGTTGGAGATGGTGGTGGTAATGGAGGTGCTGCTGTATCATACGGTGGTGGTGGTGGAGCTGGTGGATATTCTGGAGATGGTAATAGCGAAACTGGTGGTGCTGGTGGATCGGGTTCTGCTAATGGTTTAGTTGGTGGTGGTGCAGGTGGTGGTGGAGTAGGTGATTATGGTATAAGTGGTAGTGGTTCTAATTCACCAATTAATAACACTTATGGTGGAACCATGCTTGGTGGTGGAGGAGGATCAGGTGGAAATAATGGAACAAATGGAACAACTCCACAAAATGATGGTACTAATTATTATGACGCTGTGACTGGTGGTCCTGGTGGAGAATATGGTGGAGGTGGAGGTGGTGTAGGTACTGGACCGCAAAACACTTCTACTAACCTTGGTGGTAATGGTGGTAAAGGTGTGGTGAGAATTATATGGGGTCCAGGTAGAGCATTTCCTGGAACAGGAACTGCAGATGTCTAACATAAATAGATACGATACTAATAGATAAGAAATGACTAATTCGTATCAATTTGGAAATTCACCAGTATATGTCAGCGAGGGACAGACCGTTCGCTTTAGGTTTAAGGCACCTTCAGCGTGGGATAGTACTACAAGTGTAAATGTTCTAATTGGTCTACAAAATACTGTATGGTATATCAGCACAGTTCCTGCAGACTTTGCTCCAAATCCATTTCCATTCACAACATTAGATGACGCAGATCCAGATACTCTTTACACATATGGTGATGGTAATAGGGTAGGAGAAACTATTGTTACTGTTAGTGGTCTGACAGATGACACAGAAGTTGGAGTAGCATTAACATCTTCGCATACAAATCCAACTGCTAGTGAGGTATCAGTAAGACGTAAGAGACCAAGATTAGGGGGGCAGGTACCTGGTGAGATGTTGTGGAGTGCTTGGTCTATACCAAGTGGTTGGTTGGTACAAAATACTGATCAATTACAATTAAGATTAAAGTCTAACCCTAATGGAGGGTTGAGTTATTATGCTGATTTAAGAGTTGGTACAAGGACAGAGAAGTGGACTATTAATACTAAAGTTCCACCACCAAATTACCCTAATCCAGAACCAGATTATGGTATTTTAGAAGATCAACCATTAGATACTGATGTTTATAGTAATAGAGTATTGATTCAGGGTATGTCTGATTTTGGAATAGTATCTACTGATAATGGTGCAAAGATTGGTATATCAACTACTGGTGCTTATAGTACAAATGATGATGGGTTTAGTGTATTATCTGGAGTAACATTTGTTGATTCTTCAACTAATCCTACTATTACTAATGGTCAATGGATACAGTTGATGGTGACAACATCACCAACTGCTAATACTGCTATTACAAATCAAGTTACCATTGGTAGTGGTGCTGGTAACTTGCCAGTTCCATGGAGAGTTGAGACAGGTGATTTACCATCAGAAACTCCTGCTAATTTTATATTTTCCAATAAAATTAATCAGATAGAAGATTTTTTAATTGAATCTGATCAACAACCTCCTAGTGGTATTACTGATCTTGGTACTGATGTATCAGTTGATGTTATCTTATTAGATACAACTGGTTCAGAACCAGGTGTTAGAATACAACATGATGGTGCGTGGTCTAGTTGGGGAATATTTCCTGCATCAGTTGTACTTGGTGATAAGATACAAATAAGAAATAAATCTAGTGCTACATTTAGTGGTGTGGTTTCTACTACCATTAAGGTAGGTACTAGAGAGATAATACCATGGACTATTACTACGAATACTGGACCAGATACTGATGCTAGTTTCACACCACCACAGAGTTTAACAAATACTGCTCCAAATACTCCTGTTGTTAGTAGTATCGTACCAATATTACAAGGTAGTATTAATAGACCTATTACTATCAATGCTACTAATTATGCAAAGATATCTGTTGATTTTGGTGCATTTGTAGCAGGACCAGTAACATTTGATCCTACACAAAATAGTTCCTTCCAATTACAATTAACAACTGCTGGTGGTTTATCAGGACAAACAACAACAACTGTAACAGTTGGTACTGGTAGTACAAATAATCCATTCACATGGGGTGCTACAAATTATGCTGTTGTTCCACCACCACCAGAACTTAAGGGAGCATGGTACAGTAAGAAGACTGCATTTGTTGACATGTCAGGCGGTGGTCAAGGTGTCATTAGACAGAGTAAAGAGGATGGATATGCTATTGGTACAGTTCTACCAATATTAAAAGATCCAACTGATGCAAGTGATCAAGATCCAATGAAACAGTATGGTGAACTGAAAGGATCTACTGTTAAAGGTAGGTTAGATGCAAAGTATCCTGGTTATTTGGATTGTGATGGTTCAGAGTATAATGTTGCTGACTTCCCTGATTTATGGTGGGTTATTAAGAATAACTATGCTAAAACTGGTGATGATACATCTACATTTGGTGCATGGGATAACACTACTAAAGTATATTCTGGTAAGTTTAGAGTACCAGATTATAGAAATAGAAGGATGGTTGGTCCTGGTCAGGTAGATGGTAATAAAGGATCATCAACTATATTACCAATAGATACTGGAATACATCCTAGTAAAACATTTAATGCTAGAGAAGCAGGTGGTATTGGTGGATATTGGTATGTTGATGATGTTGATGTAACTGCAGGTGACCCCAATCCATATCAGCAGATAGTAGGTGATGAAGGTGGATCATCAGGTATAAGCAGTGACTTTTTTAACTTTGGTACAGTAAGAACTATAACAAATGAAGATATTGTTGTAGATATAGAATTTGAGATTGTTGGTGATGTTACTGCAACAGTTGGACCATTGTCTGATGTGCAGGTAAATGTACCAGCACACAGTCATTTTTATGTTGCTGCTGTTTCAGATGCTTTTGGGGGTGAACCTTTAATTGCATGGAATCAGAAAGCATTATTTGGTTATACTCCGTATAAGTTCGAAAATAATGAGAGTTCTGTTAACCAATGGATAGGTGATACATTAGGTCGTCATGCATATCCAACAGAGTTGCCATATCCATGGGATATTGGTCAGGTGTATAACAACCTGTATTATAATGATCCTGACTCTACTGAAGATATTGGAGATTCATCACAAGAGTATAAAGAGGAGCAGAGGGACAAGTGGTTGCAGTATCTCGGAGCTGCGATGCCGAATTTCGAAACAGAATGGGATAAAATATTCAGTACTAGTATTGATACTCTTGAACAAATCGTAGATGATATGATAGCACCAATAGATGAGAATAATAATAGATTTGTAGGTGCAACTTTAAAAGCAAATACATGGTGGGTTAATCCAGGTGACTCTGTTAAAGATGAATACTTTACCAATTTAGATTCTAATAATTTAACTGCAGTTTATTCACAGCAGACAGCAGCACAGGGATTACTAACAGGTACTGCAGGTACTACAACAGAAAACTCGGTAAATCAATCATTCCCATATAGTGTATGGAATGCTAAAGTAGTTGCTTGTATTGATACAGAATCATCTACATTTAGAATATCACCATATGAACCACCTGTAATGCTTGAGGATACAACTTCAACAGTTGAGAAGCATAGTCATTACTTGTCTGATTTCCCATTAACAGATCCAACAACTGATTATGGTTATGGTAATATAGGTGGTGCAGGACATAAGCAAGGACTTGGTACTGCTGCTGCTACAACTAGACCAGTTACATTCACTCAATCGGATGTAAATATAGAATTAAACACTGGTACTTTCACCCTAAATAAGGGTACGAAACTACCTGCACCTAATGTAGCATTCCATCCTAACAGAAAGGTTGAGTTAGTTAATAAATTCCATAAAGTAAAATATATTATTAAAGCATTTTAATTATGACAGAAAAATTGACACCTTATCGTCCTCTCAACTTGATGAAGGATGATAAGTTGACTAAAGCATCTTTTGATGACTTTATTGGTGTATGGGAAGGTTTTGTACCTAAACCATGGTGTGATAATATAATAAAATATGGTGATGCTATGCTTGATCAGAAATTATCTGATAAGATAGATCCACAAATTACTGATGTACTGCCAGTTGCAACTGATCAAAGTAATGAAGTGATGTACATGAATGGTGCATCTATGTACAATGGTAAGCATAATCGTGAAGATGAATCATTTCTATTAAATTATACTGATTCTGGTTGGACTACACAAACCAATCAATTTCTTAAATCATGTGTGACACATTATATTGATTATTATAGTGTATTAGCAAAGATAGGTTTCTTATCATCAGATATTAAGTTACAAAGAACAAAACCTGGTGGTGGGTATCATGTATGGCATCACGAGAATGGATCATACTATTTTCATCAAAGAGATATAGTATGGATGATATATTTAAATGATGTGGATGATGGAGGGGAGACCGAATTTCTATATCAAAAGAGAAGAATTAAACCAACACAAGGTACTGTAGTTGTTTGGCCTGCTGGTTTTACTCATACACATAGAGGTGGATTACTATGTGGCGACAAAGATAAATATATATTGACAGGATGGTATATTAAATCTGGAGAGAAATAGATGGCAGTAGTAACAAGAGAATCAATGCTTGAAGTTGACTTCATCAATGAGATAGCAATATGTCACAATAAGATGTTTCTCCTTCCAGCACCAAGCACAAATACTAAAATAGTTAGATATCATGTGCCGAAGTATACCTTTAAAACTGGTATGAAAGAAAAGTTCTTAACAGATGTTGCTGGTTCATACTGGCATGATCCTGGTAAGGATGAATTAGAAACAGTTATATTTTATACTGATAATTCATGCTTTGCACAACGTAGGAAATTGAAGTATAGTTTTGAAACTAAATCAAATTATTATGAGTCATATCAATTTACTGCTCCAGGTCAAGATGAAATACTTGAGTTTAGGAACAATATAACTATGTTTCTTGATACACTAAAGTGGATCGAGGAGGTAGAAACTATCCAGATGACCAATAAAGTTGATGAAGAACTATTATTCTTTGATCAAACTTATGGTAAGAAGAAAAGACAGAAAGAACAGATGTTACAGGCATGTGATTGGAGAGTTTTACCTGACATAGATGATAGTTATACTGGTGAGAAGGATGAGTGGAAGAAATATAGAGCAGAGGTAAGATCATTACTGATAAAGAAACCACAAGAGTTTACTACACCAATGGATTTCTTTAAAGATGTATGTACAATGAAGTGGCCAATTGATCCTAAAACATATCGCACAGAATATCCTAACGGTCAAGATGCTGGTGGTAATGCTGTTGAATATCTTAAAGCAGATGATACAAAGCAGTGGGTAGAAACTCCAAATGAAGCAGCAACAGATGTTTGGAACAATAGATTACTTGCTATGAATGAATTACGTGAAAGGTACAAGGATAGTTCACAGATTGTTACTGCAGAATTGAGAACATTTATGAAAAAAATGAAACTAGAGGATATGGTTGCTGGTGGTATAGATTATAGTAAACTTTATACTCAAGAAGAATTTGATAATCTTGGAGAATAACTATGACTATTAGTACAAACTATCAAGTATATGATCTAGAGACTGCTATTGGTAGGTATGCTGCAAGTATACAACAACCTGTATTATTCCTTCGTACTACTGGGTGGAGTAATAGTAATGATGTTGATAAGATAAATGCATCAAGAGCAATTTATATTAATACTGTCCCAACAGACATGTATGATCAACTGATTACTGGTGAGTGGCATGTTACTGTGTTGGATGAGTTGAGTGACATTCAACAGTTTCTTACTGATACATTTCCTGAATCACAAGCACAAGTTGCTGATGATCCAGAGATGTACATATATTATGCATTGTTTAATGATCAAGGACAAGTTATAGATTCTAACGAATGATATTCTCTGACACCTATACATTTCATAAGAGATATAGTCTTCTTACTCAAACAGAGTTGGATGAGTATTCTGAAATGCCGTGGTTATATACACCATTGGTTGATACACAATACAATCCTAGTACAATATCCACTGTTACCAAGCAGAATTTGAACAAAGTGCTTGATTGGCAGTACACAATGAAGTCTAGGGACACAATTAAAAATGAGTACAAGAGACTTGGTATCATCCATACAAATGAAAATGCAATAAAATCATACGTTAGTAGGTTCGATCTCTCATATGACATACTACGTAGAGAGAAGTCACATTATATCAAAGGAACAAACACAAAACATTTGAATGATGTGTGGGAAAAAATAGAAAATGCTGTGAGTGTCAACGAAAGGGGACCAACTGGTACACGTTTGCGTGGTATGACCCATGACCAGTATGGTACAGCAAATGGTATTACTGTTGTTGCCAAGACATATGATCTATCATCATACAATAGTTCACTCTTATTAGAATTGAATGATTATAGCACAAGAAATAAGATGCATGTAGGTAGTCAGTTAACTATCTGTCCTGACAAGGTGATATATGATATGGATTTGAAATATCCACGAATCATTAGTGGTATGAAACAATACGAGAAGACAGCATTTAAGGAGATGACTGGTGAGGATATGATGATGAATAAGATCAAACCATCATTCTATCAGGGTGTGAAGAGACATTTGTTTGGGTTTGATCGTTACAATTTGTTGACATCCGAGCAGAGTAATTATATAATAGATAACATCTACCAATCAATAGGAAGACCCAGTGCTGATTTCAAAATTAACTTGCAGTATGTATTCTCTAGCGACGGTACTCTCGTTGACATTATTTGTAGCAGGATATGCTATGACAAATTCGAACACTGCGAAGAAGACAGAACATTCGTCAAAGACGAAGTAGATTTGAGAGAAACAACTATAGTATATGCTGAATACACAGAAACTGGATTAAGTTATAAAACTTGATTTTTAAGTTTTCTTGCTTTTTGAAAAAGTTGAATAAATAGTTTTTTCACTTTTTCAGAAAAATGGGATTGCCCGATAAAACACAGGAAATCTTTGATAAGGTTGTCGCATGGGATAGAAATCTCGTTTCTAAATTCCAGAAGAAGTTTAATCTAACCGATTATCAATTACTTTGTATTTCATTTGCTAAAGGATTAATAATTGGTGTTATTTTGTTGTGATTGTTATTAATTGGGAAAATATTAGAATATTTAGTATAATGATATTATTTCTAATTTGGTTCTATTTGTTTAATGATTATATAAGAAAATGAATGGAAAAATGTGATATAATATTGATATTATGTCTCCTATATAATAAGATTTACCTCAAATTATGAAAGATCAGAATACTTTAGAAGAAAATGAATCACAATTAGAGAGATGGAATCGTGCCAAAGCGATATTTATAGAGTCGCTAATTAAACCCGATAATCATCTACGAAGTTGTGCACATAATCAGAAATGTTATAATGAATTAATGGAAATTCGTGATACTATTGTTGATTTAGCATACAATATGTCATACCCAAATAATGATTAAGCAAACATTAAACATATAGATAGTTAAAAAAAGAGATCAATGCTCATAACAATTGACATAGCAGCAATATTATTATTTCTCATTATTAGTGACCCTATGTGGAGATCTATGATGAGTATTGAAGCATGGAAACAATGGAGAAAGCGAAATCGTATTCACAAGTTGCTACATACTATTGAAAAGATTGTTGATAAGTATAATCTCAACGAGGTACACGCTAGTATAAAATAATGCAAAATTACGACATGTTGGTTGATAATATCAACCAGAAATTGTATGAAGTTTACAGTATGGGTCACACTCTAGGTGAGAGTGACTGGGATGATGATTCAGCAAGTACAATATCATCTAACATAATAGAATTAGTAGAAGAATATTATACTACACGCTAATTGACATCAATGTGAATTGATGGTATAATATTATATAATTAAAATATATCTAATGGCACTATCAGAACAAGTTGAGACCTCATTAAGAGAGGCACAAGAGAGTTTAAGAAATGCGTTAGCGTTTGCTGCCAGATCCGAGAAACCATATATTAACATGCACATTGGTAAAATGATGCACAACATAGACAATCTGATAAGTGTCCATGATCTACTTGAAACTATGGAGAACAGAGAAGAAGGCAGTTCAGGACGTTTTGGGTGGAAACTAGGTGATGACATTATTGATTAATTGTTAAGATTTCTTAATAAAACACAATAAGTATGATAAAATAGTATTGTACTTCAAAGGTGTTCATTATGACTTGGGAAGAATATATTGCTAACGAGTTAAAATATTATGATGAGCATCCTGATGAAGATGACAGTATTATAGAGGCACATGCTTGTAGTATGGTCATGCTGGAATATGAGTATGCTGATTAGGACAGTCAACAAAGTGTCCACCATTTCACCCAATGGTCATTTTTGTTGCTATATTAAAAGGGTGGAAGAGATACTACAGGGTAACGCCAGCAATGCTGGTCAGATCGATCTGTGACCCATCTTCCACAATTCACCCTATAATAGGCATCTATGTCATTTTTCAATCACGTTCAACTCCATGACTATGACATCACTGACGCTGGTATTACCAGTGCTTGCTATGATGAATTGGTTGCTGACGGTAACAATTCTGATCCAAAGCAGTTAGAAATCCTAGCAAGAGCAATGTGTGAAGAGTTCAAGGATTACATGCGTCCATTGTTCAACTAGATGTGACAGTTCACAAACTGTCCACCAAATCCCCCACAGTGGGGATTTTTTGCTATTATTAAAGAGTCAAACAAATCGAGGCATCCATGCTTTTTGAAATCATTCAGGACAATGTGGACTATATGTTCACCAATGGTTATGAGGATGAGATAGGCACAAGTGATGTATCAATTTGCGTCAACCGTATCATTGAGGAGTACGCTCCATACACTGAACAGTTTGCGAGTACACCGACTCGTCAGGTCATCCGTAGAGTGGTAAACAATTGTATTGCCACCTTAAATGATCTGCACATGACACAGAGGTTAGAGTATGCCACTTCACAAAGTGTCCACTAATCTCCCCACTATACTCAATCTGATGTATAGTACATATTGTTGAGGGATCACTAGGTTTCTGACTAGACTAACAATTCCATTTTTGGTGAGAAGTAGTCACATGATGTCAGAGTAATTTACTTACCCTAGTCTCTTAACACACTGTAAACCATTTACCTACTTTTTTAAAATGACTGTTGAAACAAATTATGCAACTCTACTTGAGACTTTTGCTGATTGTGAGACTGGAAATGACATTCTAGCAGTGCTAGAGGTGTTAGTCCAGAGAGTAGGTTAGTTTACATAACATAGTGGGCATGAGTTAGTACCTTTAATTATACTGGCACGACTGGTTAGGATAGGGTGAAGCACCTCTTGACCATGCCCACTACTTTACTTTTAACCCACTGATTTTTCTTTATTATGACCACTTCGACACCCGTACACCCAGTGACAAAAGAATCTTTAAAACCTGCAACGGTTGAGCATATAGAAGAAATAATTGAAGATAGTCTTATTAATGACTTCGATTGGGATAAAGCACTTGACTTTATCGACAAATATGGTGAGCATAAAGTAGAATATATTGAGGACTATTGGCAAGCAATTGGTGACATCTATACTACTGAAGGAACTGAACAAGAGGCAGTAGATTTATGGTGTGAGAATAATTATGTAGAGAATGTAGAGAATTGTGCTGAAGCATATTATGGATACTATGAAGGTGTGGAAGAGTTTGTACAAGAATACCTAGACTCCAGTGGAGATGATATTCCATCATGGGTTTGTATAGATTATCAAAGAACATGGGATAGTGGACTAGGATATGATTTTGAAGAGATAGAATTTAATCATGGTGTACATATATGGAGGAACTTTTAATGTCTTTCATAAGAAACGCTAATTCTGATGCAACTAATAGTGAATTAGATGCAAAGCAAGTCATATTTAATGACTATAAATTTGCTGATGAGATAGATGATCCATTGGATAATATTACACAAGAAATTAAAGAACAAGTAATTGAACAGTATGTTGAGTTAGTTGTTGACGGTATGGATATGAAAACTCTTGTTGCTTATGCAACAGAT